GGCTTCGGACACGAAAGCCTTAGCGGCAAGCTCGTGCACCTCTCGGCGTACATCTGCAATGGCCTCACGGGCCTCGATGTCTGCGGTCGCCGCCGTGGTGGCGTCAACCTCGACGGTCTCAACGGACATTTTTTCTTCCTCTCGAATCACGCTTACTCCGGCTGTCGGGTAGGCGGGCATGTGGGTAACACTAACTTCGGCCAAGGTGGCGGCCATGTGGGTTACGGCGTCTTTGGCTTTAGACCAGACGGATTTGGTTGGAGTGAATCCTACTGAAAGCCCTTTGGCTGATTTTGTGCGCATGAGGGTGGCGGCGTCGCGTCCCAGAACCGTGTTAACGATAGTTCCGTCAATGTAGAGCCCGTCGGCCTCGTTGGTCGCGCCCGTGATCACGCCGATGGGTTCCCCGTGACGGTAGGCAATGGGCTTGCCGATAACGGATGCCGTATCAAACGCGTTAGGAGCGAATGATTCACGAACGCCACCGATCTGAGTTTCTGTGGAGTAAGGGACGGCGCGACCGTAGAACGTCGCGGCGATGTCGCCGGAGTCCTCGCGGGTTTCGATGACGAACTCGGCTTCGAGATCCATTGTCTGCATTTAGCTCACTCCGGGGTTCTGGTCGATGTTCATCAGGTCTGGCAGGTCGAGCAGCTCGCGGGCTTCGTCGACGGTGATCACGCCTAGCGGGAGCATGTCGTTTATGAGGTTGACGGCCTGATCTGTGTTGGAGCGTAGGAACACGGAAGTGTCGAACGTGACCGTGTGGCCTCGGGGCGTGATGTCGTTCATAGAGAGGCGCTGGCTGACCAGATTCATCACGGGTGTAAGGCTGAGGTCAAGCAGGCCACGGTAAAGGTCGACGCGGTTGGTGTAGGTTAGTGATGCGCCGGGTATTCCTGCGCCCACGAATAGCGGGTCGATGTTGGCTAGGCGTGCCATTGCCCTGGCTGACGCCTCGCGGGCTTCCACGAGCTGCAGATCGTTGGGGTTCATCCCAATGGTTTTGGTGTCGATGGTCGAGTTTAGGTACGCGGTGGCCCGGTTGGTTCGGGCTTCTTCCCATGCTTCGAGCAGCGCGTCGACCTGCTCGGCCGGCAAATCCGCGCCCGTGTTCTTGAGAATCGTGGCCGGCATGGGAATGGTTGCCATGTTCTGAGTCGCGGCCTCAAGCGCTGCAGCTGTGTTGATTGCTGTTGCCCCGGTTACGAGCCAGCCACCGTTACCGTCACCTTCAAACCGGATCAGATCACGAGCCGGGACGGGGACGCCGTTGTACCAGACCTGAAAATCTACCTCGACGGGCGGCCGATCCCACGGGTAAAGCGGATCGGTGACATATTCGGGGATCAAACGGGCGGCTTGCGATGGGAAGCCGTCCCAGCTGCGTGCCGTGACCTGCCAATAGGCGCGGTCATATAGCAGCAGGTCTTGGATGGTACGTGCCATGAGGGCCGAATAGGACAGGCCGGGCGTAGGTTGCCGTAGGAAGTCTCGGGCGACGGTTTCGTCGCGGCCCACATACTCGCGCAAGGGAAAAGCGCTGATTGCCCTGGTGTACGTCTGCAGGGCTTTATTGAGCGCGGGCACCTGCAAAGCGGCATCACGGGAGACTTGCGCGCCCGCAGGAAACTGGGTCAAACGCAAGAGCCAACTGCCACCTGACTCCCTAACGTGCGGAGCCGCACCCTCAGCCATAGTGGGAGTCCCAAGAGACTCGGCTATCTTGGATTGGCCCCGCACGATAGAGAGTGAACGGGGAAACGCCACGTTGCAAGTGTAGACCTTTTACCACGAACGTATGACGTTGGCTCACTAGCGCATTCGGCGTGTCCTAATCATGGCAAGAGGCCTAGGCGTCTTAGAGGCTTGTGCTACTGCGAACATGACGGCACGTGCGCCGTAAACACCGCCGCGACCCATTGGGGCTGTTAGTACCCACCCACCTTGCCTGCGGCTGACCGTTGAGGATGCTAAGTGTTCTTGTAGCACTTGCGAACCGTCGTGCCTCAGGGCCTTGCGGTCGAATAGGTCGAGCAGGGTTTGGGTTGCTGCTGCGGCCTCGCGCTGTCCGACCAGGCTGTCAAATGGTGACCTGAGCCTGTCGACATAACCGGGGGTCACTTGGACGTATACCGTTGGGTGTTGGTTCCGTATTTCCGCTAGTCGAGCGTCGACTTCGGGCATGGTTCTGTGGGTGGTCAGTTTGACGCCGATATTGCCATCATCTAGGGGCGCTGCTATGGCGACGGCGTGGCCCATTCCGTCGAAGTCACATTCGACCGCGACCGACCAGGTACCTTTTTCGGGAAGTCTCAACTCGGCGTCCAGGGTTCCGGTCCATGCTGAGTCTTTCAGCCAATGATCGGATCGAATGACCCATTGGTTTAGGTATTCCCTGCGCCATGCGGATTCCTCGACGTTGGCCCATTGCTGGCGTAGGAACGTTTCGCGTTTGGGTGTCCATTCTGGACTAGCCCATTTCCATGTTTCCACTAGGTCGGGGTTTGCCTCGGCTGGTGCTGACCATTCCAGGAGCAGGACTTGGCCGGGGTCTGGGTCGTCCAGCCGGTCGAGGGCCCGCTGCCTGTATGCCGTCATCAGGTCCGAGGTCGAGTCACCAGCAGTTGAGACCAGATAGATCTGGGGCTGATTCCTTTCGGCCATGGTCGGGCTGAGCGCATCATCGACCACGGTTCTCGGGATCTTCCATGCCTCGTCCGCAAAGATCATCGAGCAGCTGTAGCCGACGCCTGCTGAGTCATTCGCGGCATGGATCAGCCAACGATCACCGGTAGGTAGTTCGATTCCGGCGTTCTCGTTGCCCCAACGGGTCGCTTTCTTGCCGTACTTCTCCACGGCCCAAAGCCCAGCCGGGCGCATCACTTCCATAGCGGTCGAGCGACGGTTAGCCACGTGCAGGATCGTTTGCGGTTCCCCGAAGAGATCCGCGTGATGCAGTCGCCACATGCACACGGCCCGCGACAGGACCGACTTTCCTGACTGTCTCCCTACCGTGATCATCACCGTAGGCCATACCAGGGCGCCTTCCTCGTCGTGCTCGAGGGCCCGAGTCAGGGCGTAGCGTTGCCACCCTCGCAACGTGAGGCCAAAAGCCTCCTTGACCCATTCCGCAGCCTGCGGCCCGTAGGACCCCCGTACTCGCTCAGGTGTACCCGACTCCAACCGTGGCAAAACAAAGCCTTCTAGGGCCGTTCTAGGGCTTTCTGGCGGTATCTGAGCGTTCTTGGCCCCTCTGGGGGATAGAAGCGAGGGGGCGGCGGGAGTGCTGATGGCCCGTTTTGAAACGCGATCGTTCGATGATGTGATGCGCTTTGCGTTCGTTCGAGCTGCGCCGAGTCGTCCGCCGTGGCTGCGGTTGCAGTTGAGGTGCGCTATGCCTGATCCGTCTAGTCCTGGTGCTATGTCCCCTGTTTCCGATAGTGGTGGTTCGTGGTCTGCGCTTGGCCCTTCTGGGTGTGATCCAGGTAGTGACATGTCGACTGGGTATCCGCAGCGGATACAGACTGGTTCGCATTGTTTGAGCACTTGAGTGCGCCAGGCCCGGTATGCCTGACTGTTTCTCGGGTTCACTTGCTCGTGCCTCGCATGATGCGTTCGAGGGCCTCCCCCGGGTACCCCTTGATACGGGCGGCCTCCCGGTCTAGCCATCTGCGGTGGGTGTCCGGTCTGCATCTTTCGCATGGTGATGTTTCTTGCTTTGCAGCTGTGGGTTCGGTATCGCGCCATCCCCGATGGCAATCTATGTGCTGGCAGAAACAGCCGGGCTTCCTACAGTGCGTGTCATACGTTGTCGTGCTCATGCGTTTCCCCTTTGGTTGTGGTCGGCCGGTCTCGGTCTCGGGCTTTGGCCCGATCCCGGCCTCTTCTTGTTGTCGGTTTTAGTGATAAGTCCCCTACCAGGTTTTGTGGGCTTCTCGTGGCCAGTGCTATTTCCTCCGACATACTGGTCAAACGACTCCCGGGCTCTAACATCGCCGGTCCCGGTATCCCTCGGCACTCATCGTTTACGTTATCTCTGCTATGAAGTCGTCGACGGATTGCAGCTTGTCGAGGTTGTCCAATAGGTAGTCGAGCCCTGCATTTGTAATTTCTGATGTTGCATTTACCTGGTTTCGACCACCAAGCATGAGCAGGCCATTGATTGCCCCTAATAGGGCGTCATCGACTATTCCACGCTCCCTGAGTTTTCCTGACAATAGGCCCATTTGCTTGGGCGTGAGCGGCTTGGAGTCATAGTGCCGCGCTGCGGGGCCTGTAAGGCGGTCTGTGGGCCTCGGTGTGGGTTTAGAGTAATAATCCTCCGAATCGGCGTCTGTGGTCTTGTAGACCCCTTCACGGGCCTTAGCGGACCTCACCTCGTCAGCAGTTGCCACGCCCTTCTCAATCCCGATGCCAATAGCGGCCAATGCTCGGCCCCAGCATGAGGTTTCTAAGTTCTGGATCTCCGACCCACGGGTGTACGGCGTGAGACCGGGGATCACTTCCATAGCCGTTCCGATACCTGGGCGCTGATCATCTGGTGTGCGATAGGCGTAGGCCCTGCCAATCGCCCATGTCTTGCCGCAAATCTCGGTAATGATCGGCTGATCAAGCTGCAGCGAACCCTCGGGATGCTTCTTGTAGAAATCCCTCATGCGCTGGGCGACGGTGACGTAGTCGGCTAGATCAAACGACACGGCGGCGCTCCTTTTCAAGGCTGCTGTGGGCGTCCGCATAGTGCCGGGAATAGTTGATGTATCCGCCTGCGCCTGATGCTTCACATAGTTTGCAGGTCCATCGGTAGTCCGCCATAACGTCATTCATCGACGGGCTCCTGGTCTAGAGATTTGGCAAGCATCCTATGCAAATCGATGGTCTGCTCAAGGCTGAACATGGCACATGTCAGGTTCCGGTTGTCGTTCATCCACACCTGTACGGTGTTTCCTGACCGTGCGGCCTCGATGTGCAGCTGCGATCCGCCGATGCGTTGCACTCCCATCATTTCACCGCCAACTCGATAAACCCGACCAGGATCATGGCTCCGATGATCCCGCAGCAAAACACAAAAGTGTTCAGCCACATGACTTGACGCTTTTGCCTATCGTGAGGGCGTGCGTAGGGCTCCAATGGTGTTTCCCCTTTCCTTTCCAGTAAGCCCGCCAGAACACGGTGTCCTGAACGGTTGAGGGTGCCTTGTATGGCCGGATTCCGACCCACTCGGCTAGCCCTGCGAGTTTCGCGTATGCGTTCCACGTGGATTGAATGAACTGGTAGGCGCCTGAACCATATTCGCCGTCTGCCCTGTAGCGTCCATGGGATTCCCTCCACATGACGCATTTCCTAAAAGGTTCAGCGCTGTGGACGTACCACGGCCCCGTGTAGGCGCTGTCAGGGATGCTTGCCGGTCCTGAAGCCACGGCCAGCCATATTGCAATTCCATCGATCACTCGACCCCCAATGTCGTAATGACAGTCACGTTTTTCCCCACAGGGTGGCGTCGGACTGCTTCGACGCTCGTAGCCAAAATACGATGGTGCCCGCCAGGCGTGACCCAACCGTGTAATACACCTGCCTCAAACCACCTAATAACCGTGTTTATTGACACGTTCAGGTCTTTAGATGCTTCCCCGGTTGTCATATACATGAAAGTGAATATAGAGAATTGTTAGAACTTGGCAAGAGTGACACGCCATTACTCAAAATATTCGCTCAGATCTTCCTCAACGGGCTGCTGAATCTCAGTGGAGAATCCCAAAGTGACCGTAGGGCGCTGTTCCTCCTCTGGCTCCTCAGCTAGAGCGGCAGCTATCCCCGAAACGTCCATGAGCAGTTGACGAAAGGTTTGACGTGAAACGGGCTTGTCCCATTCGATGGATACGTCACCCACCGTTATTTTCAGCATGGCCTTGCCAGACCCTCGGCAATGATCATGTAGCCGATAGAATCTAGGTAGTCATCGCGGGTGTAGCCCGATGCGCAACGGGCTATTTTCACCATCACCATACAGAGCGCTACCTGATCGGGCGTGATTTCGGTGCCGAGGTATGCGCTCCACATTCCGGCCACGCGACGGTGCGTTTCCATGGGGTCGCCATGGGTTTCCCATCGGTCGACCTCGAGCAGGTCTAGGGCTTGTGTGGGTAGGTATCGGTCGATCATGGTTTCCCCTCAGATTGGTCTGGTTTTGCCGTTCGCCAATACCTTGCACCAGGTACCGCACTCACAAACGGATTTCATCCACGCGCCCGTACGCGTGTACGTCAGACCCGTGGGCGTCAGTTTGGTTGAGCCGCAGGCCGGGCAGGTCGACTGGTCCCCGGTCCATAGGCCTATGTGGGGATGTTTGATCCATGGGGCCATGGTCCTGTAAAGCAATTCCGTAATTATCACGTCTTGGCAGTTGTATTTCTTGAATTTCTGCCATGCCAGGTCATCTTCTTCTAAAACTTTTTTCCATAACTGGGAAACCCCGGTTTGTAGTTTGGTGGGCAGTTCCAGTTGCTCGGTGATGTAGCCGAGCCGATTGCTAGCCCATTTGTAGCGTCGACGATTGATCAGGTATAGGTCCAAATCGATCCAAGGCGACGGGGGCGGCATCCCTTCCTCAATGAACGACCGCATGAGGTGGGGCACATCAAATCGAACACCGTTGTAGGTGATGAGCACATCGCATTCGTTCAGGAAACTCCAAGCGGCTTGGATCATTTCGCCCGGGTCATTGTGATACTCCGAGAAAAAGTGAACCTTGGATTCACCTAGCCACTTCCCGGCCCAGCACAGTACCCGTGAGGGAGTGACGATTTTGTCCGGTGTTATGCGGGCGTCGTAAAGGTCGTACGTGTAAGCCAGGTGCGGGCTGGTCTCGATGTCGAGGGTCAGCACGCGGGGCCGCATGGCTACGCTTCCTCAAATATTGGAAGCGGGAACGGGCTTCCGTCTTTCTCGGCTGCTTTGAGGAAACTGACGTGAATATGGTGTCGGTGTCCGTAGCCTCGGCCTCGCCATTGCCAGCGGGTTTTCGGGTAGGTTCCGCTGGCTACTTGGTCGTTGAATACGACGTATCGAATGCGATAAGAGCCGGGCAGGCCTGAGGCCGCGTAGGCCACGATTTCATTGGCTAGGCGTTGCGCGTCGCTGGGTTTGCCTAGGTCGGCGTCAATATCGATTGCGTGGACCCATCCTGAAGCGTCGGGGTTATGGTCGCTAATGCGGGCTTGATGGGCTTTGTCACCGATCCACCCATCGGATCGCTTATCGCGTTTGGGGAAACGCTTATCGATTTGGGATCGGAGCGTGACCCCTGCGGCTACGAGTTTAGGCATAATCTTCGCCCTCAATCTCAAATTCTTCGCCGGTGGCTACATCAGATAGTCGAGGCGCGGCGGAAAGCCCGTAGCGTGGGTCCTGCCGGTTCAGGGCATTTATCAGGACGGGCACGACTGCAGCTGTAAGGGCCATGATCAAGGGATGTATTTGTGCGCTGGCAATGTAGGAGGCGAGGGCGCCGAGTGCGGCTCCTAGGGCGACTTTGACTATTGAGCCTTCCCATGTGGTGGCTAGCCATGTGCCGATCATTAGGCGGCCCGATTGTGGTTATCAATATGGGCGTCTAGCCGGGTGCGTACCTCGCGCACGTCCACCTCGATACGTGAAAGGGCATCTTTCATGGTCGAGCCACTATTGGGCCGGAACTCCCGCAGGATCGAAAATTGGGCCCTAATGAGCCACAGGACTCCGGCGAGAATGGCTGTCGCTATCCCGATGAGGGGAAGGAGGTCAGCTGGTGACTGGATCGACATCCGGTGCCTGACTAATAAAGTTGGTTCCGTCCCAAATATCACCTAGGCCCGCATATTTACCACGGAACGATGAGCTGTAAGAGGTTTGGACCCAGTCGGTGTCGGCACCGAAAAGCCCTTGGAGGAACTTCTTTCCTTTGGTCTCGGAATCGTTCCCCGCGGCTGTCGCCATAACGTCATTATCGAGGACGAGAACTTCCCTAACGAAGCCTTCCTCGATGCGTGCAAAATGCGCCATTTCCTCACCCGACCAAAATAAAGACGACGCCGGAGCCGCCATTGCCAGAGTTAGAGCCGCTCGTGGTTCCACCAGATCCACCAGTTCCCGTGTTTGCGCCACCGTTTACTTGTGGTGTGGTGTTTCCCGCACCGCCCACGGCATAGGTAACTGAACTTCCTGTGATGCTGTTTGCGGTTCCAGCTCCCCCTGCTGTGCCAGTTCCACCCGCTGCACTAGAGCCACCGCCACCCGAACCTGTTCCCACGGTTGAGTTGGAGCCACCATTATATCCTTGGACGCCAACTGCTCCGGAGCTTCCACCTTGGGAACCGCCTCCGCTGGCACCTATGACGCCGTTGGCTTGACTCTGGGCTCCACCGCCGCCGCCAACTGCCCAAAGTCCTAGCAGAATAGACGCGGTTCCGTTTCCACCGACTGTTCGTCCCGCTGTGTTTCCAGCTCCGCCAGCGCCCACCGTCACAGTGGTGGCCCCCGAGGGCATATAGAAATTAGTCTGGTAAATGAATCCGCCAGCGCCGCCACCCGATCCGCCACCAGCTGTCGATCCTGCGCCACCACCGGCACCGCCGCCACCGATTACCAGGGCAGTTACAGTACCGGCTGTCCCTATTGTGATGGTTCCGGTTCCCGTGAACTGGTAAAGAGTTTGGGTTCCGACGGTCGTAACCGTAGGTGATCCCGTAGTTGAGCTAACCGATGCTTTTGGGATACCGCCACCCGACGTAAGCACCCAAGTATCCGTTGCGGTTTTCATGATCGAGGACCGGCTATATTGCGCGATGGTCAGCGTGCTTCCATTAAGGGTTACGCCGCCACTAGCTGCGACCGTGACGGTACCGGCCCCGAGATTCGTGATGCTGATAACCGTACCTGTGGGAAACGCGACTGAGGCATTTGTGGGAATAGTTACCGTCACGCTCGAAGCGTTCGAGCAGGTCACGTTCTTTCCGGCATCGGTCAGGACCAGTGTGTATGTGGTGCCGGTCTGGGCATTGATCCCGTTACCCGCGTAAGACACGGCGTCGACACGCTGCGCCACGTTCAGGCTGACGCCCGGCCACGCCGACACTAGGTCGGTATTGGCTACGTACGGGGAACCGTAAGTAGTGGTTGCCATTTTTCTCCTAGGCTGCTAGCAGGTCGGACGGTAGGACGACGTTGTACCACTGGACTGATTCTTTAGTTGTTCCCCACGTCAGGGTCGCACTAACTTGGCCCCATTGTGCCACGGCGTAACTGTATCGGGGATCTGACAGGCTCAGAGTTAGGATGTGTTGCCCTGGCGTGTAAACCTCGGTCCAGCCTTCCACGACCCCTAAGTAGTCCTCTAGAGGATGCGGAGGTGGCACGTCGTTAACTTGGACGCGAGATCCTGACAGTAATCCCAGCACTTGCCCAAGTTTCGGGTTGGTCAAGTCGTGAACCAAAATTTGGACGTTTTGCAGGGCGTAATGCGGTTGGGCCTGATTGCGAATAATCTCATCGGCCCGGTCGTCAGCGTCATAGGAATGTTCGAGCTCTGTGGCGACCGTAGTTGCGCGACGGCCGTAGAGGGCTATGGAGTCTGCATCCGTTGACGTTGTCGAAGCGTTGGCCTTGTAGGTGACTGTTACGTCATTTAAGACGGTCTGGAGGTTATTTTTCCAGACGGGTTCCCAAATGATCGAAGGATTATCTAGCGTCACCGTGACGGGGAAACCATCCGTCGACTGGTAAACGTCCGCCCACGAATAAGGGACTGCCTGCCATTCGTCGGGTACGTCAAGCCACGTGGACGGGTTGTAGCCGTACCCTCGGCTGCTGTAGGACTCCCAGAATACGGTCCCGTCGGGGAAGTCTCCGACAGTTCCTCCTACTTGGGTACCTAGGTCGGTCAGGAGGGTTAGAGCGTTATATCCGCCGTCTTGGGCTGCTAACGCTTGCTGTTCCAAATATGGCGCCACATTGGAATAGTTCACTAAGCCGGTATCAGTCAGAATTGCTTCGACGCGGTTTTTAAGGGTTTGGTTTGCGTACCCGGACGTGCCTACTTGAATGTAACCGAGTTTGGCCATGTGCCCGGTACCTGTCAGTTCCAGCGTAGGCACATAGTTGCCCTGGTATGAATAGTCGTGGGTAAGGGTTATATCCGTAACGGTTCCTGTAAAGCGGGCCTCCGAGTAGGCCTCTATCTGTAGAACGTCCCCGATTTCGGCTGGGATTTCTACGAATCCTCTCAGGAGAACTCGGGCGTCTGAGGCTTGCGGGGCTGACTGTATATCGTTTCGTCCGTGGGAAACGGCAACGTTATAGACCACTCCGTCGAGGTCTAGGTCGGTGCCGTTGACTGATATGGCTGTAATTGCCATTAGCCGAACACCGGGCTGGTGGCTGGAGCTGTCTGGTACCCGGTACGGGCGTTGGAGTTGACGATAAGGCGATTTAACGCCTGTGCAACTTGCTGTTCGGTGACGACCACTTGTTGCGCTGCGATATTCGAAGCGCGTTCGGCTGCAGCTGCGGTTTTCGCTGCTTCCGCTGCGCTCACGGCTTCCGCTACCGCTGCGGCTATCTCGGCCTTAATGTTCGCCCCGATGGGTTTACCAATGTTCTTGCCAATCTGGCGGAGTCGTTTTTCTTCCTTGCCCAGTTGCTGGACGGTTCCATCGACAAGGCTGATTGCGGATTCCTGCCCTGCCAGGAGGAAGTCGGGCACCAGACCTAACGCTAGATCGGACACGGTCTTTTGTACGTCGACCCATGAGGCGTTGATTTGTGGCACGAGGCCTTCGTCGAGCAGTTGCTGGCCCAGTGCTGAACCAGCCAACGGGCCAAGAGAAGCGATTTGCTCAATAAGGGACTGATCTGCACCCTGAGCTTTAATAGCGGTGAGAACATTGCCAAAGTATTTAGCCTGGTTGATTTGCTCGTTGAAGGCTTCAAGTAGTGACTGCCCGGTTTTCTTGCCGGTTTCAGCGGCTTGGCCGAGGTTTACGTCCTTTAGGATGCTGCCAGCAATGTTTTCGGCGTATTCCTTGACCTTGACGTTAGCGGCATCGAGTTCGGTGGTTTGCTGCTGCAGTTTGGTGATGAGGTCACCGATTACGCCCTTTTGTGCATTGAGGGCCTGACTCATGGCGTCGACGCCTGACGTGCCTGTCTTGCGGGCGGTGGCTGCTTTATCTTCCTCGGCGGCTAGTTTTTGCTGCTCGATTGCGGTTTGTTGCGCCTGCAAACGCAACGTAGAGAGTGCATTAGCGGACATACCGGAGGATTTAACGCTGTCCTCGGCTGCTCCGTTGGCTTGATCGTAAGCCGTCCTAACGTCATTTAGTCCATCGATGAGAACACCCAGCGGGTTTAACGTCCTGATGATTCCATCGATCACAAGACGCAAGGCCGGGGTCATGTCCTCGATGGCCATTCGGGCCTTATCGACAACCCATTTGAGGCTAGTCACGGTTTCGACCAGGTAACCGAGGCCGGTCACGGCTCCGGCTGTGCGCTTGCCAAAGTCATCGATGAGCGTTGTTAGCCCGGTGGTGCCGCCGAGGCTGTTGGATACGTCGTCAATGGCATTGAGTAGGGCGTAGCCGATTGCTTCTTTGGCTTCGTCAACTGCGACGGTTACGCGGTCGATTTTGCCTTGGAATGATTCGGCCGCGACCGATGCCTGGTTATCAAAAGTTTTGGCTATTGCTGCGGTGATTTTGTTCATGTCGCCGGTGGCTAGAGTGGCTTTGTCTAGTCCGATACCGAGGCGTCCTAGACCGGCTGTATTGCCGTCGTATGCTTTGCCGAGGCTGTCGGCTACGGCTTGCAAGCTTTTTCCTGATCCCGCGGATACGTCGAGGGCCAGAGATAGGGCTTTTTCGGCTTCCTCAATGCTTGAAGTTGATCTAAGTAGCCGATCTAGTGCGGGGCGAAGTTCCCCGTCGCTGACGCCCGTAGCCCGCTGTAAACGGTCCACAAAATCTTGGACGCTTGCGGCGGCGGCCCCAAATCCTACGTTTTCTAGGGTCTGGTTGAGGCTTCGTACGGCTTTGTCATCCTCGAGGGCTGCAGCTGCAGAATCCTTGAAAAAGTCGATGACGTTTTGTGCCGCAAATACTGACCCGAGGGCTAGGCCGAGTTTGCCAATGGTGGACTCGAAGGACCCTAAGGCGCTGCGGCCTTGATCTAGTCCTCGGTTGAGGCGGGAAACGTCAGCGGCTAGGTAGACGGTTAGGGTTTTAGCCATTAGAGGGTGTCCCATTTCCGCACTATGGCGTCGACTGCTGCGCCCCATTCACGAATGGCTGCGGGCTTATAGTTTTTGGTGGCTTTGATCCAGTCGGTTTGCTCGAATGGTGCCCACGACCGCCCGCGTTCACCGCTCGATAACGGGTATCGGACCATTGTCGGCGTACCACCGCCCGAGAGGGTTTTCTTCATGTTGCCGATGGTGACGGCCGGGACACGATCCCGTCGAACTTTGACCGAATCGGCTAGCACTTGGTACCAAGGGCCAGCGAAAAAGGCCGCATCACGCCAGGCGGGAGCCATGTGTCTTTCTGCTACGTTCATTGAGGCCTTGCGAAGTTCTTGCGAGGCTTCTTTAGGTAGTTTTTTGAAGGCCCGTAGTACGTCATTTAGCCCATCGACGTAGGTGTCAGCGATTGGCATCTGACAATTCCTCCACGATGGTTGCGAACACTTCTGGCGGGTACTGCAGGACTTCTGTGTACGGTCTGCCGATGCGGAGAGCCACTTGTATGACTAGTCGGTTGTGGCTTCCGTTTGGGTAGGGTCCGCGTTGTCGAGCACCTCGACGTAGACCTTTTTGCTGCGGGCCCAGTTCTTGACCTGTTCGAACGTTTTCGGCTGCTCCCCCGTGGTAGCCGTAAACGCCGCCCAGAGCCGTAGGCCCATGTCTGAGGCTTCCGTTTTGGTTTTGTGCACGAGGTCGCCGTATTCCCAAATATCTACCTGTTGTAGCTGGTAGACCGTTTCGGTTCCCTCGATATGGATTTTTAGTTCTGGCACATTTGGGTGCATGGCGTTTCCCCGTTCCGTTTAGGCGAACGTCAGATCGCCCTGGAAGTTGACCGTCGCGGTGGCTACACCGGCCGCATCGAACGTCACGTCAGCGGAGTCCGGCCACATTGCTGCGCCAGTCCACACGCCCGTAGCGCCGTGAACGCTAACAGCGAGCGCCGTTCCAGCCGTGATAGCGGTCTGGAGAGCGTCGTACAGGCCTGCATTGTCGTCGTACAGGTACTCGATGGTGAGCGTTGAGTTCAGGTCGGTTTGGTCAAACGCGACACCCGAAAGCGTCTTAGTGCGGGTAACCGTGGGCGTGGTAGTGATGGTGCCCGAGGTGACCTGGGCGGAATAGGCGACCGCGCCCACCGATACGGTGAACTGAGCGCCCGTGATCTGGACGGTGGGCATTTGCTACTCCTTCATGTTTGCTGAGAGATTGATTTCAGTTGTGATTACGGTACCTTGCGCTCCCGTGTCGGTCAGTTGTGGCTGGCCGATGAGGGTGCACAAGTAGTTAGCCGGGAGGGCGTCGAGGATCGCGTCGACGTAGTTTTCGCAGTCGAGCTGCGCGGCGTCATTCTTCCTCGGGCTGATCACTAGTAGCAGCCGCCACCGGACCTCATAGTTCAGGTTTGATCCGATGCGCGTAGGTCGAATCCAAGGTGAATCGGGTATTACCACTACGCATGGCGGTGATGGTACGGGCGGGGCGTAGTTGTAGACACGGATACCGAGCCCGCTAAGTGAAGTGACGATAGCCTCGCGGGCTTCGGTCGAGAGGGCTGTCATCCGATCAGCCCGCCGACGTTTGCGTAGGGCATGATCAAAGCGTGGACTCGACGGGTGATCCAGACTGATAGTCGGTATGGGCCTGCGCTGAAGTCCGTGGATACGGCCTGTCCACCGGCTGCGGTGCGCGCTTGGAAGATTTCGACCCCTACTGAAAGGGCGGCTTCCTTACAGGCTGGTGGTTCTTCCTCGTAGGCCCCGGTGGTCAGGAGGGAACCGACAATGTCATCTGAGGCTTCGGCGACTTGGTCAAGTGTCGCTGCGGTTACCTCGTCCTCGTAGTCGAGGTCTAGCGCGATTGCTAGTTCCTCTCCTGTTACGAGCGCCATTGTCGGTCCCCTCCCTTTACTGGATTAGTCTTCGAGGGACTGGATGCCTGCGCCGGAGATGATCTGCGAGGCTCCGTAGCCGTAGATAGCCACGTCACGTCCCAGCTGGGCTACGTTCTCGACCTGCGCGAAGCGCGGGCCGTCCTCAATCCATCGTGCGGCTTCACGGTTAGACACGAGGATCGCGTTGCCGCCGATGTTGCGGTCAAGGATGACCGGCAGGCCGGAGACGTTGACGCCAAGCGTGCTGGCGACTGCCGTACCCGAAACGTTAAACGTGCCGTAGTTGGACGGGAAGAACGTGGACCAGCCACCGATCTTCTTAAACACGTTTGGGGACACGAGAACAAACTCGGCGGGCATGCCCGTAGCAGTCTGGACGTTCACCGATGCGCCGAATACGGCCTCGCGGAACGCTGCGCCCGTAGTGTCTACGGTGATGTCGTACGCGTACGGTGTGCGAGCACCGTAGACGGCTGCGACGAACGCAATATCCGTAACCTGAACGTAAGAGTTCAGCATGATGCGGCTGTGAGCATCGACGTAGGACGGGTTGGAGCGCTGCAGCAGCTGGTAGGACACGTCCGAGCCCGCGGCATAGGTCTTGAGGGTCGCGGTGCCCTTCAGAATGCTGATCTCAACCGAGTTGATCTCGTCTTTTTCGTCGACCTGTTCTGCCACAATCTCGGTCAGGTCGCCGGTCCAATAGGGCCAGTTAATGGTCGTGCCGCTTGTGCCGGCTGACTCGACGCCAAAAGCGTTGACCGTGGGGCGGCCCAGATCAAAGATACCGCGAACGATAAATGACCAGTTTGGGGGCAGCACGCCAGGGTTATTGTCGGTTACCTGATCAAAAAGAGCGCGGTTCTCAACCTCGCCTGACATGACCGCCATACGGTAGTCACCGAACGAACGGAACTGGGAAAGTTCGTGCTTGGCTTCGGACACGAAAGCCTTAGCGGCAAGCTCGTGCACCTCTCGGCGTACATCTGCAATGGCCTCACGGGCCTCGATGTCTGCGGTCGCCGCCGTGGTGGCGTCAACCTCGACGGTCTCAAC